GCCTGAACGTCTGCCGTGATATCCGCGCCGCTCATCGCGCTTGCCGTTTTGCCAAGCGTGGCAAAGTCAAAATAAGGCCCGTCACGATCTGTGACGTAAGGGTCAAACATCGCGGCAATTGATTGTGCTTGTCGGCGTTGCAGCCTCAAACCCGCCTTTGCCGCCAGCGACAGGCGTCCATTTAATGTCACCCACGCCAGTCAGTGTCTTTTGCTGATCCGGGCTGTATGTGACCGAAAAGAAAACCGGGCGTTGCGAGCTCTAGTTTCGCAGCCTCATAGGTCGCAGGGTCGACCACTGCCAGCGTAGTCGCGTCAAGCCCCGGCAAGAGGCGGTTGAGATAGTTGTACGCAATATGGTCTATAGCACGCACGAGCGCTGAGGCGCTTGCGGCATCGTCCACCACAGTGTCCCCTCGCGCGCTCGCGTATGCGATCCAATCTGTGACGGTGGCGGTCATTATTTTGACTTCGGCGCACCGGGCATCGCGCCCTTTGACGGGTTGGTGACTGCGGTCTTGGCATTACCGACCACGCGGCATTTGTTAATCGCCCATGATGGAATTGCGTTTCCATCAATCTCGACAACATCGCCAACATTGTGGCCACTTGCGCCCTTCATTGTGATTTGAATTTTCATGTCTGTCTCCGTGGATTAAAATGGGCCGGTCGGTTATACCGGCCCATCATGTTAGGCTAGAGTGACGAAACCGCAACGCCACAGTTTTGGTTGGCGTCAAATTTGATTTCCAAGGCGACGGCCGCCATGGTCACAAAGTTGTAGTCGTCCTCAGGATTCGCACGGAATTGCGCCCGTGTGGTCATCGGCATACCGTTCAACACCTGCAAGACGCTCCGATCTTTGACAATCGCAATGACTTCGCCTGGGTTGATGCTATCCGCGTCGATAACCTCGCGCAAGCCGCCCAATTCCAGCACGCGCTGCGCAATGGTTTTGGGATAACCCGCCGTAAACTCGGTCGATGTGGCATAGAACCAATCGTCAAAGTTCAGGTAGATCGTGGCTGGCGATTTGAAGTTATCATCGTGGAGCAGTTTCAAGGTTGCAGTGATTGTCGCCAACCACTGTGCACCTGTTGCCCCGTTCAGCGCCTGAGCTGTGGTCCGGGTGTTGCGGCGCGGGTGAGTGCGCAGCCCGTAAAGCGGATCAGCACCGACGACGATGTCAGTGTCGCCGTTGAGCATCAGGCTCTCGGCTTTTTCCGCAATCTTGCGCATCGAGTTCATCCGGCCCGCAGCGTCAAGCTGAAACCCTTCTGTCGATGCGGCCGCTACCTGACGCCATCCGTAAGAGAACGGGCTGTCGATGATCGGCAGTGGCGTGCCATGGTAGGCAAACACAGGCTGGTCAGTGCGGCCCTTTGAACGGCCATCCAGCGAGACGTTTACCGACCCGCTGTCGGACACAGTTTGGAAGTGGTGGACCAGCTTACCGATCGGCATGGGCATGGATACCGACGACGAAAGGTCATTGAACACACGAAGTGTCGTGCGCTGGACCTCTACGGCCTCACGGTCCCACAAGCCCCAAACATCTTTGGGAAGGGGTAGTGCATTGCCGACAAGCGTTTGACCATGGTTTTCTGCCATGGCAATTTGCGAAGCGTTGAACTGGCGACGATTGGCCAGAACAAAAGCCTGCTGTTCATCTGTAAAACGAAGCATATCAGGTGTCCTCCTTATGCCGCTGGAACGTTGTAGGAATTGGCGATTGTCACATCGGCCAAGGCACCTGCGCTATATGCACCAGGCGTATCACTAAAGAACGCGATGACAATATCACCGGCGGTTGTTGCAGCGGCCAATCGACCAGACGCTGCAATCTTGAGCGGCTCATTCAATGCATATGTCGCATTCGCCATGCGGGCTTGGACAATCATGCCCGGTAACAATTTTGAAGGCAATGCCAGTGTCTTCGTCCGCATATGCAGTGGCAATCGTCTGGTCCTTGAAGTCCATATTGGACAGGATCAGCGGGAGTTTTTCCAGTGACGTTGCGATCTGGACCAGTTCGGTCGCAGTTTCTTCGACAAAGCATCCGGGCAGGTAAGCACCTGCGACGGGCTTGCTGACCGAAATGGGCTGATGCGTGATCGGCCCTCGGAAAATGGTGTTACCGGCCATCTTAGTTCACCGCCTTTTTGTCTGTGCCATCCATGACGGCGTTGAGGTCATAACCTGCGAAGTCGTCGGCAGGACCAGTGCCGCCAAATGCCCCATTAAGGGCAGCAGCCGTTCCTGGCTTGGCGTTGGCCGCCAGCTTACGGGCGGCATTGAGCGTCAATTCCGCAGCCGACTCGGCGTCAAGAATGTTTGCTTTGACGATTTTCGCCACATAACCATCCAACTCGGCCTTGTCTTTTGCCGTCTGGTTGGCCTGCATTTCTGCCAGATTGTCGGTCAGCGGCTTCATTGCGGCTGTGACGGCATTGGCAATTGTTTCGCCGATGCCATTCTGCGATTCCGTGAGGGCATCAACCTTCGCGGAAAGCGCGTCGAACTGAGCTTTATCAGTCATATCTGCTTCTCCTGTGTTTGCAGAGGGTTCCCGCCCGGCGCCGCGAACGGCGTCCAGTATTGCGGACTTAATGCGATCCATTACTGGCACGCGTTCGAGCCTTTCGGCTTCCCTGAGCGCCATGTCGGCTGCCCAGTCTAGTTCCTGATCGACTTGGTCGAACACGGAATTGATAACATCAATCTTGGACTCTTCACCCTTGGCGTTGACCATCATGCCGACGCCCTGTTCAGGTGTGGCTGCGCCATCCTCACCCAGCAGAATCGCGTCGTGATCAAAATCCATGTTACGGGCGATAAACCCATGGTCTGTGCCGACAGACGCCTCAAGATCGCAAAACAACCCTGTGCTGGTATGAATTGGCGTGCCTTTTTCAATAGCTTCCAAAACCGACCGCCCCCCAACGCTTTCGTTTGCGCGGGCCACATCAATAACTTTATCAAGCAGCACGCGACCATTCTCACGTCGCACGTTTTCGTTATGCGCGCCAATCCAGCCGATATTGATGCCCTCGGGATCCGATGCGCTCACAAACATGCCATTGACTGTAGGATGTCCTAACGGCGCGTAAGTGTTGTTCAGCGACATAAACCCTTTTTCGATTTCCTCAGCGGGGTAGCTGATACCGTTCATCACAATGCCGTCAGGCAGCGTTGCAGACGGCACGACGATTTTGTCACGTCCGTTGCGCCGCTCTTTGCGGATACTGGCCATGTTGGCGATTGTGCGGATATTGACGCGAACGTGCTTGCTCATCACTGGTCTCCTATTTCGTCAATCGGGCCGTGGCCAGTTGTTTCACGAATTTCGTCAACTGTATACACTTCGTCTAGCAACTTCTGGTTAATTGCTGCCATTTTGTCGGCGCGATCTATTTTCAAGCCCATGTTGGCCTCGGTCAGGTCCGACCAATAAAGGTGCCAATCCTGTTCAGGCAAGACACGAACGGTCTCAAGTTTTTTGACCAACTCCATGATTGTGGGGCGTGCTGTATTGGTCCGCCGTGCCATGTTGGTCCGAGACCATTCGTCGGCGTCCTCAGTGCTGGCACGCTCGCCCGATTGCGACCCGACCAGAACCTTGAGCGGAATACCGATAGACGCTGCAAAGCCCTGCAACGCCACATTAAAATTCTTCAGGTTGCGGCAGGGTAACGCCCAGCGTCTTGGCCTTCATGCCCTGCAACATCAACATTGCGTCAAAGCCTTTGTTGAAGTCCTCAACCTGTTCGTTCATTTTGTCGGCCATTTCGTCAACGCCGACGCCCATACCTTTTGCCATGTCTGCGATTGATACATCCGCGTCGGTTTCCATGACTGGCGCACTCTTGGCATTTTTCCAAAAGCCCTCACCGCCCGCGCCGCTGATCTTTTCCATGTCGATCAGGTTATTGAATCCCGGTTCAAGTATGGAGCGATTATGGACTGTTCCGTCTTTTGACCAGATCAACACGCGATCAGGATGCACTTCAAAGCTGCGGTTTTTGGCTTGGCGGTCATCGTTGTCACCTACGGCAGATTCGTTAAACCCAAACATCGTTGGCTCGCCGTAGGTCGGTGACCTTTCGTCCGTGTCCCATGATGACACTGTGAGCTGACCGGCCCACGCAGGGATAATATCGACCAGCCCATCAAGCCCGCCGGGCACCGTATCAACCGGCTCAAGAAACCGTTTATCGTCGGCATAGCGCAGGATCAGACCGGAATAACCGCCGACCATCGAGCGGCGGTCTGCCTCGGCCAACTTCTGCCACAGACGCAAATCGTCAAACTTCTGCCGGATTTCACTCTCGGCGTATGTTTCTTTGGCGTCCTTGTTTTCCCAAAGCTCAGGGTTATCTTGCCACGTTTTGAGAATTGTCTTTTCAACGCCAGCGAACGCTATGCCGTTACGCAAATATCGCTGATAAGCTGCGTCAAAATCAACATGATCGGGATAGCCAAAATCTTTATTATGGTCGTGTTTGGCGTTCTGAAAATACCCTGGAAACATTGCGCTGATGCGACGGGCTGCGTTCAAGATGTTCATCGGTTTTCTTTCGCAGGAATATACCGGCTGATGCGCGAGGTGCCACGATCATATCAAACGCGCGTGTCGCGGCATCAATTTGGTCTTTGAACTTACCCATCGGGAACGTCGCAGCTTCGTCCAAGAAATCACTGTTCCAATCGCATGCCACAATATCCACGTTTCCGGCTTCGACCTGTGCCGCCAATGGCATTGCACGCGTTTCCTTGTCGCCCGTCTCAGGGCTTGCGGTGTAACTATAACCCATTAACGCATGTTTTAGCAAATGTAAAGCCCATGATTTACCAGCAGAGCCGGGGTCTTGCGGAATTGACCCGCGCACGTCTTGCCCATCGGCCGCCGCGGTGCTGCCCAGCAGCCGCTCCACACCAGCCGCGTTTACCTGATCTTTAACGACATGAGCGATGCACAATCGGTTGTCTGGGCCGATTCCCATCTTTACGCCAGCAGTCCGGGCCGCCGACGGATCGTCAGTTGCGGCCAAGTCCCAGCCGCGCACCCACCGATAGCCTGCAGGCTCAGCTTGGATGACGCGGAAGTCTGACCGCTTGAACATGCCGCCGCCGCGCGGTGCGGGGCGCTGTTGAAGCTGACCGGCGCTGGCGTAGATGCCCATGGTCTCTTCAAGATCGACCACTTGGTCCTCTGGGAACCGATCAGGAAACAGCAGTTCGCCTTCGATTGTTCGCGGATCGGTGTAAAACGGCGTGGAGCATCGCCGATCCGATTCAAACCGCATCGGCAGGCAAAGGTGGGTGTAGCCCAAATCAATTGCCACGTCGGATACGTCAGACTCGTGCAATCGCTGCATGATGATTACAATCGCGGAATCTTCATTGTTGACGCGGGATGGCAGGGCTTCCCGGAACGTCGTAACGCCCGTAGCAAGTTTCTGGACGCTGTTGGCGTCCGCAACGCTGTGCGGATCGTCGATCAAAACCCTATCGCCGCGCGAGCCGGTCATTCCTTCAAATGCCATGGCCTCCCTGAATCCGGTCTTGTCGTTTTCAAACCGCAGCTTGGCATTGTTGTCCGCCATCAGGTTCATTGGCCAGCGCTTTTGATACCAGTCCGACTGGATCAGGCGGCGGCATTTCATTGCGTCCCGGACGGCCAAATCCTGCTTGTGCGCTGTGCCAAGGAACCTCGTGTGCGGCAATTCTTTAGGCCCCCATTCCCAACTCGGCCAGATCACGCCGGTCAACAGCGACTTCATGGTGCCGGGCGGCACGTTCATCAGCAGGCGGTTGATGTCGCCGCGCGTGACGGCTTCCAGGTGCGCACAGATAGCGTCCAGTGCCCAGCCCCATTTGAGCGGCGTGGACGGCTCCAGGACGTGCCAGGCGCGCCGTGCAAAGTATGCCAGTGATCGGCGGCACAGTTCCCTTTCGGCGGCAATGATGTCAATCGGTGTCAGGTGCATGCTGCAAATATAGCGCTGGTAATTATGGCTTGCAAGGTGCTTGACAGGGTAGATAATAGCAGGTAATAAGGATGTAACAGACACACCGGCAAGGAGCCACACCATGACCCTCACAACCTTCACCCCCGGCAAGACATACTGGACCCGCTCGATCTGCGATTATGATTGCATCTTCAAAATCACCATTGCCAAGCGCACCGCCAAGTTCGTGACCACCACGGAAGGCAAGCGGCTCGGCGTGGCAATCTGGGATGGCGTCGAGCAGGTCAAGCCGCACGGCAACTATTCAATGTGCGCAATCATCGGCGCCGACAAGGTGCTGAGCGCATGAGCAACCTTCCCGCCCACCTGCGCCGCCTGTCTGACATTGTGGATGAATATGACGCCAAGGTCGCGGCCATCCCGGCGACCGTTGAAGATTTCAAACGCTCCGTCGCCGCGGCTGAAATGGCCGCCTGCATCGGCGGGCAGTATGTCGGATCGATCTTTTACCGGTCGTCGCCCAGCTTGCAGGAGCACGCCCTCGCCAGTAACCTTTTGGAATCAGCGTGGAAGCACGTCTATCACGGGCTGAACCTCGACAAGATCGCCCCGGCGTCCGACCGGTCCCGGTTCGAAACGGCTTTCAAGTCGCCCGCGCCGTTCACGCTGGACAACATCAGGGCCACGTTCGGCAAATATATCAGCGACCCGCGCGGGCACATCTTGCGAGGGCTGGCCGAGGCGTTCGGGGAGCTGGACCAATCGTTCAAGAGCCATGACCGCATGAAGATCGGCGTGAAGGGTCTACCCAAGCGTGTGATCCTGTCCAGCGTCACCGACTCATGGGGTGGAGGATATGGCACGGCGCGATTGCGTGACATGCTGAACGCGCTTTGCGTTTACAACGGTCTGCCCCATCTGACCCACGGGCAGTTCAGCGACATGCTGTCAGGCGGAGGGTCAGGGCGGTTGTTGAGCCCGACACGACTGAAGGCCGCGCCCCGCGCAACGAGGTGCTAGGCGATACCGTCGAGGGCGCGCTGGGCGACGTTTGGCTCAAGCGGTTTGCGAACGGCAACGGGCATTTGTTTTTCGGGCCGGTCATGTTGAAGTCGGTAAACGAGGCGCTGGCCGAATACTACGGTGAGGTCTTGCCTGACTGCCCAGAGGCGCGGCCTGAGCGGGCAGCATCGACCGCAGTGGCCCGTGACCTGCAATTCTACCGCACGCCCACCCAGGCCGCCGATCTGCTAGTCGATCGGGCCGAGCCCCGGACAGGCATGCGGATCCTCGAACCGTCTTGCGGCGACGGGGCAATCATGGACGCCGTGAAACGGTTTGCCCAGCGCCGGAATATCGACAGCCTGCGGATCGTGGGCGTCGAGGTCAGCGCGGGCCGGGCCTTGGCCGCCAAGGCGAAAGGATACGCGGTGCAGGTCGCCAACTTCCTCCAGGTCACACCAACCGCCGACTTCGACATGGTGCTGATGAACCCGCCATTCTACGGCAAGCATTATCAGAAGCACGTCGAGCACGCGCGCAAGTTCCTGAAGCCCGACGGAGTTCTTTACGCCATTCTCCCGATCACGGCGCTGACCGATCACGACTACATCGAACCGGGCCGGGGCTGGGATAAATGGAAGGACCTGCCAGCCGGATCGTTCAGCGAGAGCGGCACGAACATAAATACAGGCATCGCGCGGTTTTTCGCTTGATCAATCGGTGTCAGTTGCATCGCCAAGCGCCACAATTTCCGCCAGGGCTTCAGGTGACAGGCGGGATACGTCCAGCGCGGCCTTGGGCGACATGCTGCCGTCCTCACTGGTCAGGTTCACGTCGGACGTTTCGCGCCACCGGGCGCGCGTCTTGAGCCAGAATGTCATGGACGCCGTGTCGCCGCCTTTGGCTTTGTTGAACAGCGCGCCGCCGATTGTGGCGTTTGCTTTCGCCATAGATAGGTCCAACTCG